GAAGAAGGACAAAGTTTGCGTAAACGTTTCATAAATAATTGAAAGTCACGCTTATACAATGTCATAAAGCCATTTTTGGAAATAGGTACTTTGTCGGTATTGTAAGTTAAAGTTAAGAAATGAGCAGAGGAGGAAATTTTCTCCTCCTCGAGGAGACGAAAGACCCAGCCGTTAACACGGCGAAGTTTGCAGGGTGGACAACGTCCACAAGGAACCGGCACTTTTTCAGTGCCGGCCTTGGGTAGAACGTAAAAGGGAGAATCGCAAGCCATTAAATAGTGGGAATTCCATATTTGGGCAATTTACGAACCGCCGAAATATTGTTAAAGACATGAGCGAAGATGTGGTCTTCGTTAGGATCAGTTACCGCAAAAATGCGGGTTGAAGGTCGGCATTCTATAAATTCCTCATTAAGTGCAGGAGGTGCTAAGTTTGCCTGAAATTGTCTGCCAAGATGCCAGAAGGCAAGTGAAGAACGCATTTCACCAGCTACACGAGAATTCATAAATTTATATTCAGAATACCGCGGAATGTAACCAAAGATGGAATCAGGACCACCGACAGATGGTTGCGCTTGAATTTCCTTAAGTAGTACTTCTTGTTCACCGATATTGGCAAATGTTGGCCAAGCATAATCGAGACGGTCAAAACGGGTAAAATGACGGTGTAAACCATCCTGATAAGCAGTTTCGGGTTGAACGTTGATGAGGCCAATGATATAGCCATGCTCCTCACAACGATATTTGAAAGTGTTACCACCACCGACACTAATACCATGACCGGCCATTTGACCGACAGGGATAGAAGCATCTGTATTTTCAGCAGTTGAAAGTACCTCTGATATAACCATGTTTTGCTTTGCTCCGCCAATATATTCAGGGCGTTGCAATCGCGCATCAGAAGATTTAACACCGAAGTGTGAGAGTATGTTTTCGACATAACGAGTACCACCGCGAGCGTTTTTTTCTAGCCATTCTTGTAAACGGAAGGCACGACGAAGGGTATTAATGTCGGTAGCGCCCGCCTGAACATCTACTACCAATGAGCCATTTGGATCAATTACAAGATCATCACCTGTATTGCCTTCGAGCACGGAGGGAGTAGCGTTTTCAGAACGTAAAGTGAGGCCACCGGCATTGCCGTGAGTGCCAGCAAGTTTCACGATTTGCTTGATTCCAGTTGTTGGATTAAGTTCTACCGGAATATCAAGTTCGGAAGTTAAAGGTAGTTGTACGGCGTCACCTTTTTGAGCAAAAGGTAAACACGAAGTAAAATAATCGTGTTGCCATGCACGGTTAAGAGGAGGATCAGAACGAAGATCACCATAGTTTGTCTCATTGCTACCGGGTACCAAAGGAATGAATTTTTCAGTTTGAAGGTTTTGGTCCCGATAGTATTCATCCCAGATGAGAAGATATGCGGCATAAGCCATGGGTGAGGCTTTTATTTCTAAATCCTCATAAGTACCTGGAGGAATACCAAGGTAGTCGGCGATACCTCCTTCGACTACACCACCCTCCAGTTCGAGGTTAATGTAGGGTGCTTCTACATCGCTTTCGCCCGTGATCCACTTTTGCCATTCAGGCCATGTTAATCGATGAGGAACAAAGAAAAAGTGAGTTGTGACTTTGACCCTATGCATGACTGGAGAGATAAGAGGTGCAAAGCGTAACATATTTTCAATGTTAATAGCAACATTATCCCCCGGTATGCATTCAAGCACAGTTGTAGGAATAAGTTCACCCATCGAGAATGAGAGTTTGACATCATGGGAAAGATCAAAGCGATTTGTGTCTACGCTAGTAAATAGCGTTTTGGTGAAAATAGACATAGTTAAAGAAATTTAAAGGCGAATGCCGCCACGTGATACGAGAGTTCCACGAGAGGAACGGGAAGAACGACGTTTACCGCGAGAACGGCGTTTGAAGGAACGTTTTTTTGAACGGAATTTCATAATAGAAATTTTTAAAAAGTGAAAGTTATTTATTGAATATCCAATCCCATATAGAGAAAGGTTTTCTCGTTTCTGCAGGATCAATGAGTTTTGAAATGAACAGACCAATGTAACGCGCCCACATTGGATCGTTAGGGTTTACGCCGGCATTTCGAAGTTCGATTTCGATAGTTTTAAGTGTGCCGTCTTGTTTCATAAGCGAAATGTTTTCGCGAAGCCGAGCACGTTCGAGAGGTTGAATTTTGCGCTGTTCTTGCAAAGTTAGCATCCGTTCAAGTGCTTCATTTACATTGGAAGCGTTAAGGGTTGCTGCTCGAGCGTTTGCATCAATTGAGTTATCTGTATAGGTTTTTGTTTGTCGAAGATTTTCCCGACGAGCATCGGCAGAGGTTGAACGCATTTCAGTTTCAAACATTAGGTCAAAGTTTGCGCGCTGTTCGGCCGTCATTGTTGCGCGAGTTTGCGCAGCCTTAAGCCGTTGTTCTTCGAGTAGTACAGTGTTTTGAGTTTTGAGGTTATCTATTTGCGCCTGCTTGATTTGAATGTCATAAATTGAATTAATACCAGTAAGACCAGCAGCAGACACGCCGTTACCCCATTCAGGGGCGCGAAATTGCGGCGTTTGCAGATCAGGAGTGGGAACAGGAGCAGAGGCGCTATTTTGTCCATAGATAAGATGTTTATTTAGCCCCGCTTCCTGAAAGCGTTGCATAGTTGCTTGTGGCGAATTATACTCATTTTGAAGTCGCCAGTTAGAAAGGTTTTGTTGGTTTGTTTTGTCGTACATTTCACGCGTAAAGCGTTCAGAACGACGGTTTTGAGCCCGTTGAGATAGGGCATTGAGGGAGCCACCGAGTAGAGAGGCTCCAGATTGAATTAAAGATGCTATTGGAATAGGCATGATTTAAGTTTTTATTGTTTTGTGTTGTTTGACACGTTGTCAATTTTTTTTAGCGTCATTAGATCGCTTGCTACGCTACGCTACGCCGCTCTCATATTTTGCTTTTTTGATTGACTTGGTGTCAATCAGCCATAATACATCAAGAGTGTTATGGCTGGATTTTTCGCATCCCTTCTAAGGAAGGGAGCGGTAACGGTCATTCGCTACGCTCATTCCCTTATTAGGGGTTGTACATTGTCTGCCGACGGCCGCCTACCGCGGGTTGCGGTCAGCGCGACAAAAATAGGGCAATTGATTCGAAGAAGTCAAATTTTTTTTTAGCCCTATTTTCGTCCCGCTGATCCGCTTTGTTTTAGGCATCCAGAGGAGCCGTTTTTAGTTCATCAAGGGGAATGCCCGGAACGACAGGAGTCGGAGCATTTTGATGATGTTTTATTGCAGCCTTGATGTTTCTTGCCATGTCTATACGATCCATGGGGTCAAGTTTTTCGATGCCGTCTGGGAGATCGTCGTCTCCAGAGAAAGTAGGGGAGAAAGTGGTAATTGTTTCACCTCTCACATAACGCTCGAGGAGTTGTTTTAGGGACAAAGTTTGTCCCGGTATGGTCATTGAAGGAAGAGAGAATGTTTCAAAGGCAGGATTTCCACAGCCTATTGAATAAGTAGAGTGGTTTGCAATGTGTTGTTTCATAAATCACGTTTTTTTTGTTGTGAATAGAAGGCCTTGTAACGGCCATATTTTTGAGAAGTTTGATACTCTTCAAAGGTATAAAGGGGGTCATAATGCATCCTTTGGAATTCGAGAAGTTGCTTTTGTTTTTGATCCTCCATAGATTCAGTTATTAAGACAACCTGTTTTCGAAGGTCATCGTCAGAGTAAATTTTTTGCCTATAATATCTAGGCATAGCAATACGGTGATTTCCCGGCTTAGTACAATATAGCCGAGATATATCAGCCCGGTGATACGAAACAGTGTCATGAGAAAGGTAGTTTTTGCCTAAACCTTTCGACATTAGTGAAAATTCCCGAAGCCTGTCGTCTCGAGAGTGTTCCGGCCTGTTTGATAGTTTGTCGATATATTTCATGGTATAGGCGATCGAATCGCCTGATACTTTACCGACATGAATTTGACCGAGTTGCCAAGCATCGTTAAACGCCGAAGGGTCGGGAGTATTAAAGATAATTGCATGATAATGTGGGCGTTTGTTGTTTGTTCCATATTCGCCGACAGCATAATATTTTAAAATAGAAGAAGGACAAAGTTTGCGTAAACGTTTCATAAATAATTGAAAGTCACGCTTATACAATGTCATAAAGCCATTTTTGGAAATAGGTACTTTGTCGGTATTGTAAGTTAAAGTTAAGAAAT